ATCTAAATCTGTCGGGTGGAATTATTCGTAAAGGTTACGATGCATTAACAGGTAAAGAGATTGCTTCTGGTGAGATGACACCTGTTGTTCCGTTGCCAGCAAACGTGGAAGCACAGAAAACACGAATCTCTAAAGCGGGTGCGCCAACTGTAAACGTCAGCACAGAGAAAAAGTACAGCGAACAATTTGCTGGAAAGATGGCAGACACCGATATTGGAAAAATGACAGCCGCCGAGAAAGCACCTGAGTTGGCAGCTAATGCAAATCGAGTGATTGATATTCTTGGTCAAGGAAACGTATTTACTGGTCCTGCTGCTGACATCAAATTGAACTTGGCCCGTGCGTTGAACGTTGGTGGTGCAAACAATGATGAAGCGATTGCAAACACTGAATTGCTGATCTCAGGTTTGGCACGCAACACTCTTGGTGCAGTTAAGTCTTCTGGTCTTGGCTCAGGTCAAGGTTTTACAGACAAAGACTTGAAGTTCTTGCAAGATGCTGAGGGTGGTCGAATCACTTTGAATGCAGCAACATTGCAGAACTTGGCTGAGTTGTCCCACAAGGCTGCTGAGGGTAGTGCAAGCTCTTGGAATACTCGTGTGAAATCACTTCCTAAATCAGCCATCGAAGGCACTGGTCTTTCAGTAGAACCTATCCAAGTACCTAAACGATCAGTTAGCAAGCCTGCAAAAGCACCTGTTGTTGCTGCACCTGCTGGCTACGTAATTGACTAAAGGTTGACACATGGGACTGCAAACTGCAACAAACCCCGACACAGGTGAGCGTGTTGTCTTAATTGGCGACCAATGGCAACCTATTATCAAATCAGCTACCAATAAAGAAGGTTTAAAAGCCTATCTGGTTGGTGACAAGTGGATAGAAGACAATGGCGCAAAAACGTCCGTAGCAGCCACAGAACGTGCTTTTGGTTTGGGAGACATCTTGTCGGCACCATTCAAGATGGGTGCTAATTTAGCTCAAAAACCCCGTGCTGAACAAGCTGCTTTTATTGCACCTACTGTCGAGGCATTGGGTGCTGCTGGTGGTGGTGCATTAGGTTCTGCTGGTGGACCTGTTGGAACTGTGGCGGGTGCAGGTGTTGGGTATGCTGGCGCAAAAGAAATTATGCGTCTAGTGTCTGGTGAAGCAAAGCCTGAAACATTACCTCAATCAAGTACACGTGTGGCTGAAAATGCTTTGACGGGTGCAACACTTGAAGGTCTTGGTCGAGGGGTTGTTGGACCAGTTCTTGATAAAGCTGCTAAAGCCGCAGGTTGGGTGTGGGATGCTGCAAGTGGTAGCCTGTTGCAAATTCGTGCTGGCAAAGTCATGCGCGAAATTGCTGGTGCAGATTTGGGGAAAATCAAAAATCTTGCTGCAAACGCATCACCAGAACTGACAGCCGCACAAGCAGTAGCTCCTGCCAAAAATGATCTCATGGCTGCAATGGGTGTACGTGCTGCTAAAAATGACACACAAAACTTCTTCGCCCGTACTGCTGCGGAACAAGAAGCTGCACGCGCTGCATCAATGAATGCTGTTACACCCGATGCTGCAACAGCGGCGTCAATGCGTTCAACAGCATCTGGACCCTTGTACGATGCAGCTACGCAGTCCACCACAAAGATAAACACTGCTCCGTTGGTTCAGCAAGTAGATGACATATTGGCACGTAATCCAGGCAATCCTGAACTCGTGACAGCATTAAACAAAATCAAGACGGGTTTGGAGTCTAGTCAAAACGCAGAACAAGTGTCGTCCGTTTTGGATGGTTTGAAAACAGCATTAGCAACCAAAGAAAACAAGTTCATTTCAAAGAATTTGTTGAACGTGAAGTCTGCAATTGAATCAGCCTTACCTGGCTACACAACAGCGCAAAAAGTCTTTGCTGCCACATCGGGTCCAGTTAATCAATCAAAGATTTTGGGCGCAATGAAAGAGGTGATGGAGAAGGAAGGCGGTGGCGAACGAGTTGTGCCTTTCCTGAATGTGCTAGGTCGTGGTGAAAATGCACTGATTAAACGCTCCACAGGTGAAGCCCGTTTTAATGGAATTGAAGACGTGTTGACACCAAATCAAATGAGTGTTGTGGACAATACTCACGCGATTTGCAGTTAGCAAAAGCAGCAACTCGTGGTCAAGGTGGTCTTTCACGTATTCTGAAAGAAAACGAATCAAGTGCTGAACTTCCACCAGCTTTGAATTTGCTAACCCGTGTATCTAACAAGGTTCTTAGCATATTAGAAGGTCGCGTTAATATCAATACATTGAAGGCGATGGAAGCTGGTATGCGTTCTGGTAAAGATTTGACAAAGCTGCTTGATTCACTTCCAGCGGTGGAGCGTGAAAATGCATTAAAAGCATTAGCTTCGTCAAGTAAAGATTTTGGAAGCAATGCAACATTTGGTGCAAATGCTTTAATACCTGAAAATAAAAACGCACTGCGTATAGAATTACGTGGCATGGCCAATAAGGAATAAAGATGGCATCACTATCACCCACCCCCAAGCTACAGTTCTTCGGATCTGACGGACTCCCACTCGTCGGTGGTAAGCTGTACACGTATGCCGCTGGCACCACGACTCCCTTGGCCACGTATGTGGACTACACAGGTACCACGACCAACACCAATCCGATCATCTTGGATGCCAATGGTGAAGCTGATGTTTGGTTGCTGAACACCTTGAACTACAAGTATGTTCTCAAGGATGCTGATGATGCTCTGATGTACACGGTTGACTACGTGTCCGTACCCCTCACGTCTGTGTCTTTTGCAGCACCGCCTGCTATTGGTGACGTGACGCCAAACGATGGTACGTTCACCAACCTGAACGTGGTAGACCTAATGACCCTTGAAGGCACTGGTGCTGCGATTCTGAACGTGGGTACAACCACAGAGCGCCCAGCTGATCCTGAACAAGGCATGGTGCGCTACAACAGCTCCACGACCAAGTTCGAAGGCTACAACGGTGCATGGGGTCCATTGGGCGGTGGTGCTACAGGTGGTGGCACTGATACCGTGTTCATTCAGAACAGTCAAACCGTCACCGTGTCGTACACTATCCCATCGGATCAAAACGCCATGAGCACTGGTCCCATCTCCATCATTGACGGTGTGTCCGTCACCATCCCCGACACTAGCGTGTGGGCTATTCTTTAAGGAACCGTCATGGGTGTTAAATTAGTTTCTTCAAGCGCAGGATCAGTGGAGCTAGTGGCTCCAGTTACTGCGTCTAACTACACGGCTACTATGCCTGCTAAGACAGGTACTGTTGCGATGGATGGTCCTGCGTTTAGTGCGTCTCAAACAGCAGGCCAAGCGTACAGCGCGGCTACATGGACAAAAGTTCAGTTCTCTGTTGAGAATTTCGACACAAACAATAACTACGATTCCACAACAAACTATCGTTTCACTCCTACCGTAGCTGGCTATTACCAGATCAATGTAGTTATGGAAACAAACGCTAGTTCATTAGGCGGCGCAGCGATATACAAAAACGGTGCAGTATATAAGCGTATGTTTTACACAAATGCGGGCGCAGGTACGACAGGTGTTATTTCTGCTCTTGTAAGTATGAATGGATCGACAGATTATGTTGAAGCGTACGTATACACAAATAACGCAACAAGTCTTTATACAAACGCTGCTGACTATGAGTTTTCAGGCGCATTTGTGAGGGCTGCATGATGACACTGTATGAAAAGATCATGGCTCTGTACCCCGAGCTAACACAACAAGACTTCATGACCACAATTCGTCTGCAAAACGATTCTGATGGTCGTGGTGATTACATTGCTAAATGGGAACACACGCTCCCTAAACCAACTGAGGAGCAACTTGCATGACAACCCGATTAGATGGAACAAACGGTGTTTTGCAGTCGTATGACTATCAAGCACTGACAACTGGTTTCAGTTACACATTTGCAGCAGGTACTCAGGTGTTGATCATCAACCCAGCAGGAACCCTTGCTACAGGTACGATAACAATGCCCTCAGCACCTGTTGACGGTATGACTGTTCGATTTAGCTCTAGTCAAATCATTACGTTATTGACTGTTTCAGCAAACACTGGTCAAAGTATTGTTGGTGCTGTGACATCTTTGGTTTTGGGCGGTAGCGCTCAATATCTGTATCGCCAATCGAATACCACTTGGTATCGTATTGCTTAAAGGAACAACATTATGGCAATGACAATCTCTGGTAGCGGTACGATCACTGGCCTCTCGGCTGGTGGCTTGCCTGACGCCACAATCGTACAAGCTGATTTGGCTGCTGGTGTGGCTGGTAATGGTCCTGCGTTTAGTGCTTACTTGAGCAGCAATCAATCAATCACAAGTAACGTTGCAACAAAAGTAGCCTTCAATGCTGAGTTGTTTGACACTGCGTCATGTTTCGATACGGCAACAAATTACAGGTTTACACCAACTGTTGCTGGTTATTACCAGATAAACGGTGGGCTGAATGCAGCAAGTTCAACAACAGCAACTAGAGCTTATGGAATGATCTATAAAAATGGGTCATTGTATATCCAAGGTTCTGATGGTTCTCCTATAACGGGTGGTACTTGTTCTACTGCATCGGCGGTAATTTATTTAAATGGTTCTACAGATTACGTGGAATTTTATGCATTGATTGTTGCGGCAGCAGCAAGCATTTTTGGCTCAGGTTCTACTTACACCTACTTTAGTGGTGCAATGGTAAGGGCAGCATGATGACACTCTACGAAAAAATCAAAGCACTCTACCCTGAGCTGCAAGACGCAGACTTCATGGACACCATCCGATTGCAGAACGATTCTGATGGTAAAGGTGACTACATCGCCAAGTGGGAACACCCAACTCTGGCGCGACCAACTGAGGAGCAACTTGCGTAATGGACACGATTTCCGTAACAGCAGCTCGTTTGGACACACATGAAGCTGTGTGCGCTCAACGCTATGAAACCATAACTGACAGGCTTGAAAAAGGCGCTGAACGTATGGACAAGATGCAATATCTGATCTACGCAGTTCTAGCCGCTGTGTTGTTAGGACCAGGTGCTGCCGCTGAGTTCTTCAAAAAGCTGATCGGTCTGTAATGTGGGTCCAGAAATTATGCTCGCGCTTCAAGCAATGCGTGCAGCATATTCTGGTATTCAATACTGCTGTGACTGTCTTCGTGAAGGATCTGTTGAGATCCAGCGAGTCAAAAAGACTATTGAAGGTGGAGTCACAGACGCCAAGAAGATCTACTCAGAAGTCACAGGACTCTGGGGATGGATTAAAGGTTTACTCGGTGCGCCTACACAACATCATGCAAGCCCTAGCACCCAATCATCCCCCACACCCACCGCGCAAAAGCCTGTGGCGAAAGAGGTCTACATCGACCACGTACCCACCCAAGATGAAGTCGTCCAGCAGTTCATTGGACACGTTGGTGAGTGGTTCGATAACTACCACACCCTAAAGACATTCACTGAGAAACGATACGCTGAGGTGTTCAGCAAGGACGTGATTGATCAAAAGGAAGTGTTGGAGCTGACCCAGCTACAAGTCGAAGTGGACGCAGCATACCCTGCTCTGATGACTCTGATGACCACAAATGCCCCGTGGCAGATCGGTCCCATCTGGACACAGTTCAAAGAGATGCAGGACAAAGTGAAGGCTGGTCAAGCTGCACGTCAGATGAAGCAGCGCAGGGAGAAGGCAGCTCACGATGCTCGTGCCGCACAACTTCGTAGCGATAGAATAGATCGCAATTTGACGTGGTTCTGGTCAATAGTGTTGGTCATTTACTTTTGGATTCTGATGGGTGCAGTATGGCTAAACACGAAGACAATGCGATAGTGTTCATGCTATGCGTCATTGTGGGTATCTTGTTCGTGGTGCTGTGCTTCTTGCTGCTGCGCCTCATGACGGTGGATTCACAACTCGTGCGTAACAAGCGTGAGGTGGATAAAGCAATCGTGCTTCTACGGGAGGAGCGCGAGAAATTTAAGAAGGAGTCGGAAGATGGACGAAAACCATAAACAGAAGTGGACCTACCTAATGGGTCTGACCTACATGATCGTGAACATCGCTGACTTTGTGGCGTTCCCCATCATGTACACAATCGTGCAGTTTTGGGAAACCCAAGCAGCGAATGATGCGTTTCGCCAGTGGGTTCCATTGACCCTCACCAACGGTGGTTTCATTCATATTGCGTTCGCTGCGATCCTCGGTATCTCTGCCTTCAACAAAGAAGAAAAGAAACCCGATGCTGCGTAACCTGGCCACATTCATCGGATGCCTACTGATTGCGTTTTTTGCAGGTAAGCATCAAGAGCGTCAAGCGATCAAAGCGGAAGTCACACGCATTGAATCAGCGATGCAAGATGAAGCTGCTGCAACCACCGCCAAATTAGAAAAGGAAAAACATGATGCTGAAATCAAAGTTGGCCAGCTTCGTGCTGATGTCGCTGCTGGTGCTGTCAGGTTGTCAGTCCGTGCCAGTTGCTCTGCCTCCACTGCCGCAGGGGATTCAGAAGCGCGAGCCGAACTTGACCCAAAGACTGCTGACGACCTTATCGCCATCACAGCAGACGGTGACCAAGCCATCATCGAACTAAACTCGTGCATCGACTTTTACAACAACTTGAGGAATGTTAAATGAAGCTCAGTGAATACTTCACTCTTGAAGAAGCCACCTACTCTGAAACAGCGATTCGTTTGGGTATTGACAACCAACCAAGTATCGCTCAGTTGGAGAACATGAAGCATGTGGCCACCACTCATGCTGACCTGATCCGCAAAGAACTCGGTCACCCAGTACACATCAACTCATGGCTTCGTTTGCCTGATGTGAACGTGGCTGTCGGTGGATCAAAGGTGTCCTCACACATGGATGGTTGGGCGTTCGATATGACGTGTGCAGGCTTCGGTGACACACTAGCCACCGCCAAAAAGATCGCTGAGATCTTCAAAGCGCATGGTGTCAAGTTTGACCAGATCATTCACGAGTATGGTCGCTGGGTACATGTCTCTGGAGCGCCAGAGGGTCGTGGGCAACTGCTGACCATCTATCGTCCAGAGAACAAGTACAAGCCAGGCTTGTTGTCAGAAGCTGAGTATCACGCAGCCTGATTCCAAGACGGCACGCTGACCCACGTTGTCCTGAAAGGTTTGTGTTCAGGTGACGTGGGTTTTTCTTTGGCTGCTTCACGAATGCGTTTGTTGGCTAATTGCTGAGACAGACGTTCCCGTTTAGCAGCTTCACGAGC